AGCGTTAACGTAAGTGTCGGGACAGATTATTTTGTCTGATGGTGTTGTTGTTTTTAACCCTCCACACTCAGCTAGATTATCTACTTCTTGTTTAGCGTTAACGTAAGTGTCGGGACAGATTATTTTGGATGGTGTTGTTGTTTTACTTTCGGGGCATGTTGCGGTACTAAGAATCCATGTACCGTCCTTGCAGTTTTGCCAAAATGGTGCGCACTCCAAAGGATGAAGAATAGCGTATGCTTTGTCAGTGCACTTTGCTGTACCCCCGCCAATAACCACCGTAGTACTACCGCCTTCTTCGCCTTTGTTGTCCACTGGTTTAGCTACACACCCCGTACAACCCGCATTAGGTATTTCGTCTGTTTGTGCACAGGTGGTTCTCATAGCTATGCAAGGGTCTGCTTTAGCGGCACTTTTCTCGGTACAGGTTTTGGTATTCGAGTCGTAGGTGCCGCCTCTTGATAAGCAAGCACCCATTAAGACTATATCGGCAAGGGTGCTATCTTTTTCTGAGGCTTGACCAGTTGCAATCTCTCCGGCTGACCCGCCAGTAAAAATTGTTCCTAAATCCCCGCCAATAACTACCGTAGTGTTGTTCGCGGTACCCGTAGGACCAGTTGTGGGCGTGCCGCTAGTAGTCGGGGTATTCGGCGCTTCTATTTTTACCGAGACACCTCCCGGCCCTAAAACAACTGTATTTCTTGTTCCTAAACCACCTAAAACCCAATCAACAACGCCTGCAATTTTGCCCAAACCACCCTCAACCCCACCTTCAATCACACCTCCAATTCCCGGAATGTCGTAAATCCCCGGTACTTTAATAGAAGCTAAATCGTCTAAGAGTTCACCAGCTTTCCCAACAACCGCTGTGGCTTTGTCTTTTATCGCTGTAAGTGCGCCATTGCTTTCCGCTGTTGCCATTGCTGCTGTAACCGCAGCAGTTCCGTTTCCTCCCGATTGAACTGCGGCTAGTCCTGACGTTACAATTTCAGATAACTGAGTGGGGTCAGTAACCCCCGCTTGCACCGCTGCTGCGGCAAGAATATCAGCAGATTCCTTTAAGGTAGTAGCCCCGTCAAGCAATAGAGCAACTCCAGTGGGGGTTGCGTCTTGTGAAGTCGCGTCAGGGTCTAAAGTTGTTGTAGCACTGGCCGCGTCTTGGCTTTGCGCCATGCCCGTAGCTAAGTTGTTGCTATAGCCCCCAGTGCCCCTAAGAAACGCATTATAGTCCTCAAGAGACGTAGTGTTTGTAGTGTTAGATAACGAGATTGGATTGTTAGTAAAATTCGTGTTGTTCTGCGCGTTATAAAGCCCTAGGTTGGCATCACTTTGCGTTGCTTGCGAGACTGCGACGTTGCCTACCTCACCAAAAGGTTGAAGCTGAGACTTAAGGGCATCAACATCCATTTGGAATACCGCATTCCCGGACGTATCTCTGCCGCCCCAGCCCCCGAAACTATCTACAAATGGGCCGCCTATTAGATTGTCGTCCCCGTCAAACCTTCTTACAGAGCGATCTTCAGGGACGGGTATCCCATCTACCATATCAAACCCGCCACTTGCTCCTGCTGTACGACCTGTAGGTGGGTCGTTGGTAACTAGGGAACTGCCCCTTCCGTTAAATCCTCGCACAGGACCGCCTCTATCAAACTTTACAGGAGTTGTTTGAGAGGTAATAAAGTCTATTAGGTCGAATTCTTGAGCCATACTAGCCCTACGGTGTCGGTAGTGTTTCAGGCACTGCTGAAACAAAAACTACTGTTAATAAAGTGGACGGCACGGCAGGGCGGGGACTTGCAGCCGCCTGATAATCAATCGTTATGCTTGTATCGTCTGTTGCCCACATAAGCTCTACGTATTGCCCCGCTGTTAAGTCCAGCGTAAAACTGTATTCAAAGTTATCTACCCCACCAGACCCCGCCACGACGTGCAGTCTAGCAGTATTTGCTATGTCTACTCCGCTTCTACGCACCCAGAACGACAGTTCTTTGGAGCTAGCACTACCGCTAGTCAGCTCTACCGAAAGTTCAAAGTTATAGACCCCTGAGTAGAGTGGGGTTATTTGTGTCCCCACTATACTTATAGCTTCGCCTAAATACGTGTTCTCAAACTGTAGCGCATACGCTGTGTTTATAACGCTGGCAGTCTGATCTACAGTAGAGAAGAACTTAGCATTCGGAAACTCTATAAACCGGCCTCCGTACTCCCCAACCACACTGTTTACAGCACTTGCTATTAAATTAAAGAATAGACGTAAGATGTTATTAAGTGCATCAAGGTACGGTTTTAACGGGCCTCCTGTAGGTATAGGCAGTGCAGGCGATTGAACTTTTTGTACAAGTCTTTGCGCCACTAGCCTCTCCTACCATCAGCTCTCATCTCTAACCGTGGTATACCTAGCTTCCAAGCTACACCTAGCTCAGTAGATTCCATTTTAAACGCCATCTGTCTGCCACGTACTCGCACGAAGACCTGCCCAGTAAACTCCTCAATAGGCACTGTAGCGGTGCGAGTAACTGTTGAGGCAGAATTACCGCCTACCGATAAGGGGTTGTTGTACCCAGAACCAGAGTTCTGCATAGGAGATAAAGTCATTACCGCAGCAGGATTAGTAACCGTGGACCCTTCAAATGTTACGTCGGGTAACACTCTATTAACGAACATAAACCTATCGCCGTCATCCAAGTCAAACTCAGAGGATAAGAGCGTAGCTGTAATTGCGCTTGCTACTGCCCCTTCTTGGCTGTCGTAGCCTACTTCATGGTTTACCAAGTTGTTGCTGTAGGTAGCCGCCATAGGATTTTCTCTAAGGTCAGAGTCTATCCAAGCACTGCGCGATAACGTGCCGTAGTACCAGATGTCCTGTAAATAGTTGTACACCACATAGCGATCATTCTGCGTTACCCCAGCAGAACAGTAAAACCACCATATCTCATCGAACCGCTCGTTAGTGCCAGCTACTACTTGGGCATATTGAGAAGTATTAAAGTCATTAAATACATAGCTGCGAACGGAACAAGGTAGTGTCTTAACCGTACCGTCGTAGGAGTAGAACTTATCTGTACCCATCCAGTACGCTATGTTGCCTGAGTAAACCGCAGCGTTAGTGCTAGCTATAGTGATGTTGTCACCAAGAAGCTGTGCTCCCCATACCTCTGGAGCGCCTAGGTATTGCATACCGTACAGAGCCGTGTCACTCCATATCAGTATTTCTTGTCGAGCTTGCAGTACAGTAATGATCTCACTACCACGCGAGAGGCGTAAGCTACCGGCTTGGTTAGTAGCCAACGGGGTCCAGTTAGCCACATCTTCTTGGTTAGACCAGCGAATCAACATAGGGTCGAGTGCCGCACTTCCTAATGCGTTTGAACCGAAACAAAAGGCAAACCGGAAAATGTCAGATACAAAGGTCTTATTAACTATAGTAGGCACATCGGACGCGCCGCCTAAAGAAGTGACGTACACCGCACGAGTATTCACCCCGGTGCTTGCGTCCCAATAAAACAACGAACCTCCTCGGTAACCGAAGAACAAATCTTCACCGAAGTTAGCTTGGCTCCAAAGCCGTATAGGAGCAAGCGTAACCGTACCATTACCCCAAGTGCCCGAACTCCAAGCACCCGCGCCCCACCCTGTAAACGGTACTGCAATCTCGTTACCTGTGTTTACCTGATATGCCGCCGTAACTGTGCCGCCACCCGTGGCACCTGAAGACGCTTGGCTTGCAGCGGTTATGTTGTAGGAGTCGGCGGTTACGAAGCTAATCTGAAATTCACCGTTAAGGGTCAGTCCACCCACTGCTGAAGCACCACTAAACGTAACAAAGTCATTCTGAAGCGCACCGTGTGCAATGTCAGTTACAAGGACAGTTGTGGAGTTGAGAGTTGTAGTAAACGGATTAGTTAGCGTTGCTGTGGCTCTAATAGGAGTAATGTCAAAATAAGCTCCGCCACGCTCTATGTAGTACTTGAGGTTAGTGCCTACAGAAACAAGATTCTGCTGTTGCAGAGTGACCCAGTTAAGCATAGACCGGCATACGCCTAAGAACGTAGCAGCAGACAGACGTACCCAACCGCCTATCTTCTGGGGCATACCCCGTCTAAAACGCACTTTATCAGTCTCGTACCAGCCACCTTCGGCAGCGTAGCGCGTGTTCTCGCGGTCAACTCCGGGGTTAAACTTTAGTTTCTGTAGTGGCATAGCTCAACCTTATTCTGGGTACTCGCCTGTGGCGATCATAGATGCGAGTTCAACAGAGCGGCCCTTTACGGTACGGCTCCAATCGGAATCTAAAAATTCTTCTGAGGCAGTTTTGTAATCTGCCCGTTCCATCGCATCTAGTGCTAGTACGAATTTGCGTAGCTTCGTAGCACCGAGGTTAAAGCTGATGTCGATCATAGCATCTTTTCGCACGTCATCCAGATCGTTGAACCAATCGTATTCTGTACTTAACTCCTTAATTACACGTTCTATATCCTTCTCCAGCAGGAAGTCCACTTCTTCTTCTGAAAGGCCCAGCCCACCGTTTACATCAACATTCCTGCCAATACCTATTGTCCAGTGTCCTGCCGAGCATTTGTAGATAAGGTGACGGCCATTAGTAACAACCTCGCCCTCATGCCGTTTAAGCATTTCGATCAAGTTCTGCATTTACTTCTCCCTGCTAACGCCCTTAGTTTTCTCAAAGGTACGCATAG